TTACAACTAAGATTGAAGTCTCTGTGGCTGATAAGCCAACATCCGATCTAGAGTCTGAACTCAGGGGCTTATTAAAGAACTATGCCAAACCTGAAAAAGAAGTTGTACCAGAACTTACTGATGAAGAGCTACGTGGTTACAGTGTTGATGAAGAGGTAGAGTCTGCGGACGAAGATGAATGAGTAATCATTTAGGTAATATTGCTCTAAATGAGGAAATACTTACTGCTGCCCTTGCAGCTGCGCCAGTTAGTGAACGAGCAAAGCTTGTTGAATTGATTGATGAATTGCATAGACGACATGCGCGGGAACAGGCACAGGTAAATTTCTTAGCCTTTGTGCAAAAGGTATGGCCTGGATTTATTTATGGTCGCCACCATGCCAGAATGGCACAAGAATTTGAAAAAGTAGTTAACGGCGAGAATAAGCGGCTAATTATTAACCTTGGTCCAAGGCATACTAAGTCTGAGTTTGGGTCTTTTTTATTACCAGCGTGGTTTCTTGGTAAGTATCCTGATAAAAAGATCATACAATGCTCGCACACAGCCGAACTTGCTGTAGGTTTTGGTCGTAAGGTTCGTAACTTAGTGGCTAATCCGCTCTATCAGGAAGTGTTTCCTGGTGTGGAGCTGCAGACTGACTCTAAAGCTGCGGGTAGATGGAACACCAGTGCAGGTGGCAACTACTTTGCGATCGGTGTCGGTGGTGCTGTAACAGGTATTGGTGCGGATATACTCATCATTGATGACCCACACTCAGAGCAAGAGGCTGCAATAGCTGCAAGTAACCCTGAGATCTACGATAAGGTGTACGAGTGGTACACATCGGGTCCAAGACAGCGGTTACAGCCGGGCGGGGCCATAATTATAGTCCAAACCCGATGGTCGAAACGGGATCTTACGGGCCAAGTTAGGCAAAAAGAGTTAAACGGGGGTGGGGACAAGTGGCGTGTAGTAGAGTTACCTGCTATTTTACCTTCTGGTAAGCCCTTATGGCCTGAGTTTTGGACAATAGAGGAGTTAGAAGCCACTAGAAACGCCATTGATGTCTCAAAATGGCAAGCTCAGTACCAACAAAACCCAACTTCTGAAGAAGGAGCTATAGTAAAACGAGAATGGTGGAAGAAATGGGAGAATGAGTCCCCACCACCTACTGATTTTATACTACAAACGTGGGATACTGCGTTTGAAAAACACAATAGAGCAGACTATTCGGCGTGTATTACGTGGGGAGTGTTCTATCATGCTGATGAGAATGGGGTCACACAAGCCAATATCATCATGTTAGATGCCAAACGTGACCGTATGGAGTTTCCTAGGCTCAAGGAAGAGGTACTGGACGAGTATAAGTACTGGCAACCCGATGCATTGATCATAGAGAAAAAAGCGTCTGGCGCCCCTTTAATTTACGAATTACGAGCAATGGGTGTTCCAGTATCAGAATTTACTCCTACTCGTGGTAATGATAAGATATCTAGACTAAATGCCGTAGCCGATGTATTTGCATCAGGTCGAGTATGGGTTCCAAACACACGCTGGGCAGATGAGGTTATAGAAGAGGTTGCATCATTCCCTGCGGGTCAACATGATGACTATGTTGACTGTGTATCAATGGGAATCTCTCGATTTAGGAAAGGTGGATTCTTAAGTTTGCGCTTAGACTCTGACGATATGAATGATTACTTTGTAGGAAAACGCGCAGCGTATTATTAAATGAATACTGAATTTAAACAAATGCTGATAGAATTTTTAGGGTGTGCGGCACTAATACTAACCGCTTGTTATATTCTGACACTTATAACCCCATGTTAACTAAGGAACAAATATGATTTCAAAATCTGTAAACCCAGCACCTATGGGGCTTGATGCTATAGGGTTAGAAGAAGATCCCAATTTAATGCCGTTAGAGATTGAAATTGAAGACCCTGAAGCGGTAACTATTCGAGCTGATGGTGAGGAAATTTTAAAGATAGAAAAAGAAGAAGACATGGATAGGTTTTCTGAAAACTTAGCTGAACGTATAAGTGATTACACTTTACAATCCTTAGCTTCTGAATTGCTAGATGAGTTTGAAAGTGATGTCAGTGCGCGTAAAGACTGGGTTCAAACATACGTCGATGGGTTAGAGCTGTTAGGACTAAAGATTGAAGAACGTGCAGAACCTTGGGAAGGAGCCTGTGGTGTATACCATCCGTTGTTAACTGAAGCTGTTATTAAATTTCAAGCCGAGACTATTACCGCTACGTTTCCTGCATCAGGGCCAGTTAAAACACAAATAATTGGTAAAGAAACACAAGAGAAAAAAGACGCAGCACAACGTGTACAAGACGATATGAACTATCAGCTTACTGATGTTATGACTGAGTATCGTCCTGAGCATGAGCGCATGTTATGGGGCCTAGGATTAGCTGGTAACGCGTTTAAAAAGGTTTATTATGACCTAGCTCTAGGTCGTCAGGTATCTATGTACGTACCTGCTGAAGATGTAGTTGTACCGTATGGCGCATCTAGTCTTGAGTCTGCTGAACGTGTAACTCATGTGATGCGCAAAACAGCTAACGAAGTTCGTAGATTGCAATATGAAGGTTTTTATTGTGATGTAGATCTTGGTGAACCATCTAATACGATGGATGATATAGAGAAAACTATTGCTGAGAAATTAGGGTTTAGAGCCTCTACAGATGATAGATTTAAACTCTTAGAAATGCATGTCGAATTAAATCTAGAAGGGTTTGAACATGAGGGTCGAGATGGCGAGCCAACCGATATAGCTTTACCTTATGTAGTTACTATTGAAAAAGGTACAGGAACAATTTTATCTATTAGACGTAATTGGGAGCCAGATGATGAATCATGTAAAAAACGCAATCACTTCGTTCACTATGGCTATGTGCCGGGTTTTGGCTTTTATTGTTTTGGGCTTATTCATCTTATTGGTGCTTTTGCCAAGTCTAGTACTTCAATCCTTCGCCAGTTGGTTGACGCGGGCACTCTCAGTAATCTTCCGGGGGGCTTTAAAACTAGAGGATTAAGAGTTAAAGGTGATGACACTCCGATTGCTCCGGGTGAGTGGAGAGACGTAGATGTACCATCTGGTGTAATGCGTGATAACTTTATGCCACTGCCATATAAAGAGCCAAGCCAAACATTATTAACTCTACTACAAGGAATCGTTGATGAAGGTCGCCGTTTTGCTGGGGCTGCTGATCTTGCTGTCTCTGATATGTCCTCTAATAGTCCTGTTGGTACAACATTGGCTGTACTCGAGAGAACCCTTAAAGTAATGAGCGCGGTTCAATCGCGTATTCACTACTCGATGAAACAAGAGTTTATTTTACTACGTAACATTATTAGAGATTATTGCCCAGAGGAATATGCATATGAGCCCACAGAAGGTAGTAGACACGCTAAGAAAGCTGATTATGATTTGGTGTATGTTTTACCTGTCTCTGACCCAAATGCCGCAACTATGGCACAAAAGGTCGTCCAATACCAAGCAGCGTTACAACTAGCTCAAGGCGCACCTCAGTTATACAATTTACCAGAGCTACATAGACAGATGCTTGAAGTGTTAGGTATACCTAATTATCAAAAGTTAGTGCCTATGGAAGATGATATGAAACCTAGGGACCCTATTACTGAGAACCAAAATGTTCTTAAAGGAAAACCTGTTAAAGCGTTTCTATACCAAGATCATCAAGCTCATATTGCTGTACACACAGCTGCTATGCAAGATCCTAAAATACAGGCTGTATTACAACAATCATTGGCTGCAAATCCACAAGCTGCTCAAACTATGCAAGCGGCGATGTCTGCTCATATTAACGAGCATTTAGGATTTGAATATCGCAAACAATTAGAGCAAGCGATGGGTGTAGACATACCTACATACGGTGACGATGATAGCGACAACCAAGTTACTATCCCTGATGATATGGAAGTTCAAATATCGCAAATGGCCGCTCAAGCTGCTCAACAGTTGTTACAACAAAACCAACAAGAAGCGCAGCAACAGCAAAACCAACAAACACAGCAAGATCCATTAGTTCAAATGCAACAACAAGAACTGCAGATTAAAGCACAAGACTTGCAACGTAAGATAGCTAAAGACCAATCTGACGCACAACTTGAAGCAATGAAGATACAAGTTGAACGTGAGAGAATTGGATCTCAACAAGAAGCTGCTGGTGCAACTATGATGGCCAAACTACAAATGGAACGTCATCGTATTGATTCTCAACAGGAAGCTGATGGCGCTAAACTTGCAGCTAGAATACAAGAAACTCAAGCTCAGATAAATGGTAAAAAGGATGAGTTATCAGCTAAGTTGGGCGTAGATGTAGCCATGAAAGAAAGTGACCGAGAGCATCAACGTAGACAAAATACTGCGTCGCAACAACATGAGCGGTATAAAGATGAGACTTCTCAAAGTCACGCTAAGTTTTTAGCTGAAAGACAAGCTGCATTGCAAGAAAGGTTAGCTGCACAACAACCTAAAATAAAAGAGACTAAATAATGGATAAAGAAGCAGCTATCCTATTTAAACAAATTGATGACAGAGTAGCGTTATTAACACAAGCGTTAGCGTCTGGTAGAGCTGAGGACTATAGTCAGTATAAATATATATGCGGACAAATCCAAGGGTTAGATCAAGCGCGAAGCGCCATAGAAGTACTAACTAAAAAACTGGAGTTTGAAGACGAATGAGTAAAATCCTAATTGGGTCTAACCCAAACAACCCCAAAGTCGTAGGGTCAGTAGACCTTGAGGCTACTAATGAGGAAAAGGCAACTCAACTGCCTACACCAACAGGTTATCGTATACTATGCGCATTACCTGAAGTGGAGAAAGAATATGAAAGTGGTCTTCTTAAAGCTGATGAAACATTGCGGCACGAAGGTCTTTTGGCTACTGTGTTGTTTGTTGTGGCTATGGGCCCTGATTGCTATGGTGACAAAGACCGTTTTCCTTCTGGCCCTTGGTGCAAAGTGGGGGATTTTGTCCTTGTAAGACCGAATGCAGGTACGCGTATGAAAATACACGGTACAGAAATGCGTATGATAAATGATGACTCGGTTGAAGGCGTTGTCCTTGATCCGCGTGGCATTACACGAGTTTAGGAGATGGCAATGGCTAAATACGAAGCAGATGATTATGAGTTCCCTGATGAAGCAGGTGGCGAGATCGAGGTAGATACTGATGGTATTGAAATTGAAATTGAAGACGATACCCCTGTAGCTGATAGAAATGCAAGACCACCTTTACCTAAAGAAATAGTTAATGAGTTAGAAGAAGCAGACACGTCTGATGACTACTCTGGTAAGGTACAAACTAAATTTAAACAGTATAAAAAAGCTTGGCATGACGAGCGTAGGGCAAAAGAAGAAGCCTATCGCGAGCAAGAAGAAGCTTTAGCTGTTGCTCAAAAAATACTAGATGAAAATAAACAACTTAAAGCTCTTCTTGAATCAGGAGAAAAAGAGTTAATAAGCACTTATCAATCATCTGCTGAGTTAGAAGTTGAAAAAGCTAAACGTAATTATAAAGAAGCTTATGATTACGGCAATACTGATGCGATCATTGAGGCACAAGCTGAATTGATGAGAGCAACAAATAAACTTGACAAAGCTAATAATTTCAGGCCTACTGTTAAAAACACCGAAGATGGTGCACAAATATTACCAAAGCAGCAACGTGCTGCACAACAGCAAGACCCGAAGGCAGCGGAATGGGTAGCCGAAAATCCGTGGTATGTTGACCCAACCAAGAAAGCTATGAGTAGATTCGCTGTAGGCATACACGAAGACCTCTTAGAAACTTATGGGGAAAAGTTCATCGGAAGTGATGAGTACTATAAACGTATCGACCAAGAAGTACAACGCAGATTCCCAGAAGAATTTAGCGATCAAAACGATGAGCCTAAAGCTCAGCGTACATCAAAACTTAGCACGGTAGTAGCTCCTGCAAAAAGAAGCACCGCCCCTAAAAAGGTGACGCTCAGCAAGACACAAGTAGCATTAGCCAAGAAATTTGGATTAACTAATGAACAATACGCCCGTGAACTAACCAAATTAGGAGCCTAAGATGGCTGAGAACAGATTAAATAGAGATACCCAAACACGTGACACTTCAGCCCGTCCTAAGCAGTGGGCGCCAGCTGAGCTTCTTCCTGAACCGGATAAGCAACCAGGTTACGCGTACAGATGGATTAGAACGTCAACGCTAAATGCGGCTGACCCACGAAACTTGTCAGCAAAACTGAGAGAAGGTTGGGAGCCTGTTAGTGTTTCGGAACAACCAAAAATGCAACTGTTAGTCGATCCTACAAGTCGCTTTAGTGACAACATAGAGATTGGCGGTTTATTGTTATGTAAGACACCTGTCGAGTTTATTGAGCAACGTAATGAACACTTTAATAAACAAACTCAGGCGCAAACAGAAGCAGTAGATAATAATTTGATGCGTCAAAGCGATCCAAGAATGCCGCTATTTAATGAGCGAAAATCTACAACATCCTTTGGCAGACAATAATATTCTCTTTTTGGAGGTTTAAATGGCTTACCCTACTGTAAGTGCACCATATGGCTTAAAACCCATAAATTTGATTGGAGGTCAGGTTTTTGCTGGCTCCACTCGCAACATTCCTATTCAATATGGCTATAACGTCAACATTGGTTATGGAGACCCAGTTGTAATATCGTCTGGTACTATTACTAGACCTACTATTGCTGCTGCAACTACTGGTAAACAAATCACTGGTATTTTCTTAGGCTGTTCTTATACTAACCCACTTACTAAGCAAAAGTTGTTTTCTCAGTATTGGCCTGCTGGTACTTTGGCTGGTGATGCTGTTGCTATTGTTACTGATGACCCAGATACTATCTTTAAAGTTGTTATGTTATCTGCAGCTGGTGGTACTGTTACTTCTGGTTCACAAGCTTTAGTTGGCTTAAACGTAGCTGGTGCTGATGCTGCTGCTAACGTAAATACAGGTAACTCTACTGTAGGTGCTGTTACTCCATCTGCAACTCCTACTACTGGTTTAGTGTACCGTGTTATTGAGACTGTTAAAGAATCAGCTGTATCTACTGCTGTCCCAAGCACTTCAACTACTACTACCACTATCACTGTACCAGCTTTAACTTCTCCATTAGTAATTGGTTCTGAAGTTAACTTTATAGCTGCTAATGGTCAATTAGTACAAACTGGTTCATTCTTAACAGCTAACTATGCTGTGGGTGCAACTTCTCTTGTTATGAACGCAGCGTCTGGTGTAACTATCCCAGCTTCTGCTACCTTAGTTATTGTCCAATACCCAGAAGTGTTGGTTAAAATTAACTTTGGTATTCATTCATATTACGGCGCTTAAGGAGCAATAATATATGGCTATTTCACGTGCACAACTATTAAAAGAACTATTACCGGGTCTTAATGCTCTGTTTGGTTTGGAATATGCTCGTTACGGCGAAGAACATAAAGAAATTTATGAAACTGAGTCTTCTGAGCGTTCATTTGAAGAAGAAACAAAACTGTCTGGTTTCTCTGCAGCTCCTGTTAAAAACGAAGGTTCGGCCATCGCTTATGACAATGCTCAAGAAGCTTGGACTTCACGCTACAACCACGAAACTATTGCTTTAGGCTTCTCATTAACTGAAGAAGCTATTGAAGATAACTTGTATGACTCTTTGTCTGCTCGTTATACTAAAGGCTTAGCTCGTGCAATGTCTTACACTAAACAAGTTAAAGCAGCTGCTGTATTAAACAATGGCTTCTCTTCAGCTATGTTGGTGGTGACGGCGTGTCTTTGTTCTCATCTGCTCACCCATTAGTTAATGGCGCTACTAACAGCAACATTCCTTCTACTCCTGCTGATTTAAACGAAACTTCTTTGGAAGCGGCTGTTATTCAAATCGCTGCATGGACTGATGAACGTGGCTTGTTGATTGCTGCTAAACCTAAAAAGTTGATCGTTCCACCTGCATTGCAATTCGTTGCAACTCGTTTGTTGGAAACTGAACAACGTGTAGGAACTGCTGACAATGATATCAACGCATTGAAAAACAACGGTTCTATTCCACAAGGTTATGCTATCAACCACTTCTTGACTGACAGCAATGCTTGGTTCTTAACTACTGATGTTCCTAATGGTATGAAGCACTTTGTTCGTGCTCCTATTACTAATGACATGTCAGGAGATTTCGACACCGGAAACGTAAGGTACCGTTCAAGAGAGCGTTACAGCTTCGGCTGGTCGGATCCCTTGAGTATGTACGGTTCAACTGGCGCCTAGTAAAATCAGGCACTTAGAGTAAATTAAGGGCTTCTTCGGAGGCCCTTTTTTATGGTTGCTATTTTTAAAAAAGCCTATATAATATTACCTGTAACGAAACCAAAACAGGACAATATCATGTATAGCGAATACCCAACAACCCGTAAAGAAGCGCAAGAAACTAAAGCAACTCATTACTTCACAGGACTACCTTGTAAACACGGTCACATAGCACTGCGTAAAACTAAAGGTACATGTGTTGAGTGTCAAAAAATAGAATGGGAAGAGACTAACGCAAAACGTGCTCTACTTCCAAAATCAGAAGCTAGTAAAAAAGCAGGTAAAAAATACTATGAGAATAATAAAGAGGTTGTAAAACTAAGGGCTTTGAGTAGAAAGCCTGAAGATATTATAAAGTATAGAAAAACATGGAAAGCTGCTAACCCTGAGTTAGTAATGGCTAACAGCAAACACCGCAGAACCAAACACAAACAAGCTACACCTAAGTGGCTCACACAAGAGCATAAAGCACAAATTAAACAGTTCTATTTAGATGCTATGTTAGTTAGCAAAGTTACTGGAGTGCCCTATGCTGTAGACCATATTGTACCGCTCCGTGGTGAGCTTGTTAGTGGGCTACATGTGCCTTGGAACCTAGCTGTTATTACTCGTGAAGAGAATAGCAAAAAATCAAATAAAATAAACTTGCAAGACTAAATAAAGTGGAGTATAAGTACAACATACCGGGGAATAATCCGGCTTAGTAGACAGCCCCCGCTGACGCATAGAAGACTACTAGGCTTAGACTTTCTATGAAGGAAACTAAAATGGCATTTACTACATTTTCAGGCCCAGTCCGTACAGGTACTGTTAAAGATACTACTGGCACCGTTCCGGGTTATATTGATAACACAGGTGTTGTTGTTTTATTACAAGCGGCAGCTCTTCCAGCTACTGCGGGCACTACTACTGTTGCGGTTCTCCCTGCGGGCTCTCAAATCATTGACATACAAGTAGACACAACTACTGTATTCAACTCAGCTACTACTCTTGTTATTGGTGACGGTACTACTGCTAACAAATTCGTTACTTCTACTACTATTACAACTGCTGGTCGTGACGATACTTCAGCTACTAAACAATGGCTTCAGTTCATAAACATCGGTACTACTGATGTTGCTATCGTAGCTACTACTGCTGGCTCTGCTGTAACTGGCGCTGCATGGGTTACTGTTACATATGCTCAAAAATCATCTACTGGTGCTGAAGCTCCTATTTCAGCTTAATAATTAATTTAAGGGGGCCAGAGTTGATCGACCTCGGCCTTAAACGATAATGCATAATACAGCCCTTAACTTTTTACATATAGGAGATTAATTATGAGTATGCAAACAGACGTCAAAAGCGTCCATACGGGCGGGGCGCAAACAAATCAAGCTTTGATTTCAGGTCGAGTACGTATAAAAGCAGTTGTTTTAACAGGTGGTGTAGGCACGGGCGCCGCTAAATTTTTAGATGCCTCTGACGGAACGGTGTTGTTGGAACTTGACACAGGTACAAATTCTAATACAGCAAATGTAATTCTTCCTGGTGAAGGAATTTTGTTTCCAAATGGTGTTTGGTATACTGCTACTGCTGTTGTTCCAATTGGCGTAACTGTTATATACGGCTAAGTTATGGAACATCTAACTCTTCTACAACTACAAATACAAACGAGGCCTCCCCATATTTGTCCCACGCCCTCTGTAAATGCTTATTGTTATGCTTATTATGTCGAAGTTCAGAAAAATGTTTTGACTTACGTTTTCTTAAGTCCACAGAACTCCCAATATAAAATTTATTATTTACTACATTTATTATTTTATAAATACCACTAGCCATATAACCTCCAAATTAAATAAGTGGTTAATGTACCTGAAGTGAACTAATAACACAAGTAATATTAAAAAAGGGCCTCCGAAGAAGCCCTTAATTTACTCTAAGTAGTTGATTCTATTGACTAAGCGCCAGTTGAACCATACATACTAAGGGGGTCTGACCATCCAAAAGAATATCTCTCTCTTGAACGATATCTTACGTTGCCCGTATCAAAGTCACCGCTCATGTCATTAGTGATAGGAGCACGGACAAAATGCTTCATACCATTAGGAACATCAGTAGTTAAGAACCAAGCATTGCTGTACGTCAAGAAATGGTT